TTGGAATCCATTTATTGTAAATGGGGTGGATGTGCTTTGAATAGTCATACCAAGGTACTTTCCGTACATTTTGGCGTCTGACTTATATAGGTAGTATCCTGCACCAGCACTTTGCGGACCTAGCCAACTAATAATCGTTGAAGAATTGTTAATCCAGTCAATGACTTGTGAAGAATTGTTTAGCCATAAAACCGAATTGGCAAACGTAATGACTGGGGACTGGTCCGATTCAGAATCAACGTAAGCATCTAAAATTACGGGCGTTGTGCCAAGAGTAGCCTCAATGCCTATTTTTAGTGCCTGTTTATCCCGGATTGGATCGCCCATTGGCAAAAGCGCCGTTTCAATATCAACGACTACTGGATTCGTGTTGTCCTCGTAAAACTGATAAAGATTGGTACCTGTCGATCCATAAAGGTTCAAAAACCCATCTTTTACACTAGGAACAACGTAATAAGCGTTAGTTAGTTGGTTCGTCAAAAACCATTTGCGTTCAAAAAATGCAGCCTGAATCCACCGGTCAGTACCGTTATCACTGTATTTGAAGTTAAAAACGGCACAAAGAATGTTATTTATTAAGCACTGTCCGCCCGACACCTCTTCAGCAAAGTAAATAAATGGGAAAATTCCGTCTAATGGATCACTAATTTTGGTCGTTGTAGCACCCACCAGGGCGTAAACACCATACTCATTCATAAAAAGCACGGACCGGAAGTATGGAAAAATGGCATGTTTTAGCGCCGATCCAACCGAAGCCGATACGTTGGTATTGGTAAAAAGCGTGGTTCCAGTATTAGCATCAACCCTAACATCAGAAAACACGTTAATAGAATCCTCACCAAAAACATACAAGAAGTTATTGGCTGAAAGAATCCTTGTTATGTTGGTCCGCAGCGTAGAGTCTGTAATGGTCAAAAATCCAGCCGAAACGCTGTAAAAATCGTTAAAAGTGTCCGCAGCCGTATAGAAAACGGTACGGTCACTAGCGATCCACGTTCGTCCTGAAAAGGTCGCAATGTCAGTTCCGGACTGATTTAGGATCGTGCATGTAACGTTGGCGTTACTGCCACCACCACTAATAGTTACGCTTGGCGCACTGGTGTATCCAGTGCCGCATTCGGTCATCACAATCTCAGAAACGGCACCTGAAACCACAATGACAGTGCCGGTAGCCTGAATGCCGTTAGCCTGGTTAGGTGCGCCAAAGGTTACAGTTGTATTAGCGCTGCCATAACCAGTACCGGCATTGTTAATCGTGATGGAATTGACACTACCTACGTCATGCAAGTTTGTGCCATCCCAGGTTTTGTATCCATTAGCAGGATCAATAATCAATGCACGCTCATTTTTCCACTGCGTAATCATTACGTTGGAATTAGAAAACGTGTTAGCAGCAGCAATGTTGCCGGTTGTGCCGGTTGTCAAATTGACGTACTGGGCTGATCCGTCGTCTTGGAATCCTAAGACATACTCATTATTGTTAATGTTGACGGAGCCAAGGAAAGTAACGTCTTGAGACCAGGTAACGTTAACCTGTTGATTACCTTCAATGATCCGCAAGTTACCAAAACCAATAGGCATGGCGTTTTCTAGCCAGCCAAACTCACCATCGTCAATTACGGTACGGTTATTTTTGGTATTGATACCCTTGAAGTCTTTGACTACAGCGTATTTTTTTTGTTGCTCGACCGCAGCCATATCAGTACCCCGCTACATAAGGAGTCGGAAGTCTGCGGGTAAATGTCGTATTAAGCGCTTCCAAGACGTGCTTGGTGTACTCTGCTTTGAATATCTCAGCCTCGCCATAGGACTGTTCTTGGTACTTGGCAATGTAGGCTGCATAGAAAGGCACCGACTCCGTAAATGGAGTAGGCAAAGTTTCAACGTCTGCCAGGCTAACCAAAGGCAGAGGTAAAACCACCGTATCAAGTTCCATGACATAGGCTTGATCGGGTTTTGGACCAATAAATACTTTTTTAGGACCGTACATTGAGTACCCAATTGGGCGCCCAGTGTAGTTCTGCCAGTAACGCAACTGAGCATTAAAGTCAGTCCAAGGCAGGTAGTACAGGGGCACGCGAGAGTTACCCCAGTACAGATTGATATTCAAAACATCAATCGTATTGACACCCTCCGGAAGTGCAGAGAAGTCAATGGTTTCAACGTTGTAAGGCGCAGTATAGGATTGAAGGACGCGGTTGCACCCGGTGTCCCTCACCATCGTACTGCGTCCGTCGTTTATGTAATCAGTTAACTCCGCATTAGTCCAAAAGTTAGCGTTAACGTCATGCAATAAACGTCGGGTTTCTGTGATATACCCCGATAACGTCGTTGCCATAGTTACTCATTTTCTGTCACTGCAACTTTCGCCGCACCCCGTGCTTTAGGCAAGGGGGCGGCTACTCGTTCCACCACCGGGGCTGACAAGTGGACGGGCTTGGAAGGCTCTCGACTGAACGAAAACTTCCCAAGTTTTTCCATAGCCAGCGGAAAATCCGTGTTCATTTTCATCCACCCAAGTCTCACCAAGTATGGTTCTTTGTCGTCGTCGCCATAACCAAAAATATGTTTTGCAGCAACTTCAGAAATCTGAATTTCAACGCCAGGAACGAAGTCAAACACCACTCCATTGTGAGCGTCGGAAAAGGTCTGATCTCCGTTGTTGCGGACAAAAACATGACTGGTCATAGCGAGACAATATCTCCGTAAAGGGCTACGTCGCAGGTTGCTGCGGCATTAGCCGACACGTTAACGTAAAGCACACGGGCAGTTTGCACGTCTGTATTTGCTGCCGAAGCAAGAGTCAGATCAACAAACTTAGTAGCGCCGGAAGCGCCACTAATGGTTGCGTCTGCGGAAATGGTCGTGCCGGTAGCGTTTGCGCCGGTAAAAACACCGACGTTCGCACTAGCGGCACTTGCACTAAAGTTCGACAGCACTATACGACGCACAATGTACTTGGTCGCAGCCTGGGCAACAAGCGTGGTTACGTCGCCAGTAGAGTTCAGGCTTACACCTGTTTGCTCTGCTAGGCGATAGTTACCAAACGAGTCAGGATAGGAACGACCAACGGCATTTGCGTCCATAGTGCCTCCTTACGCGTAAGTAGAGTTAGCCGCTTCGCCGCCATTGATCGTTACATAAGTAACGGTCTTGGCATTGTTAGCGTCACCATTGGACAAGCGAACGTTAGTACCGTCAGAGATCACAACGCCACCGGTATTGGCTGCCAAGAAAGTCGTAAAGGCATTACCGTTAGAGTTAGTGTTCACCTGGACAGCGACGTTTGCAGTGGGCGTAACGATATAAGTACCGGCGCTTACAACTGTGGTGCTGTTGGCAGCCACGCTGAAAGTACCAGTCTGAAAGTACGCACCGTCCGTATTCGCGTTTGCATCAGCGAGGATGATTTTGTTAATTGCTAGGGACATGATTCCTCCTTACAGGCTAAGTGAGTTATAGCCGGTAATCTTCGTCATGGACTTAGGCTTGGTGTTGACCAATTCAGCGATCATCAACACGGCACCAACATATCCAATTTGGAAGTTCGGCAAAGTGGACTCAAAGCCTGTAAACGCGAACGATGCCTGCTCATGGATATAGAGCGAGAGATAGTTCGAGTTCAGCAAGTACAGAGTACCCTCAGGGCAATATGGGTCCGGATAAATAGGCACGCCAGCAACCATCAGGGCGCGGAACGCAGCCTGAGGACCGTTAGCATCACCATCAAAGCCGGAACCAGGAGTGATCATGTACTGCTCTTGACCAACGTAGTCTTGAGCAAGCAATGTCCAGGTACCAAAGCCGCAAACGCCAAAAGTAGGCACTTCAGCACCGTTTTTGACGGTACCGGAAATGTACTGGAGAACGTTTTGACGGGTTGGGTTAACCGATCCAGCAGCGTACTGCTTGGCTTTCCACCAGGTATTAGTGTTGCGGTCGATATTGCCGTATGTGGCAGTACCAGTACCGTCATCCACCGCAGCAGGCAAGCCAGTGAACTGTTGCTGATTCGTGGTGTTGGTATAGAGCGACGTTGCCATTGCATCCATCATCACGTTAGTCGCGTCGTTCATACGCGCTTCGATCAGCGGGATGATTGCATAGTCTTGCTGCACTGCGCCTTCCATGCCGAGGAACGGTACGGGAGAAACAAGCAACTTGAGGTTAAATTCAGCCTGGTAAGCACCTTGCTGAACGGAAGGCTGCGCGAACGAACCGCTATAGTCCGACCACTGAGCGTTCACGAATTGAGAACCTTGTACGGGAACTGACACAGAGGACACACCGCCGGAAGCGGTTTGACTGTTTGCGATCAGCGCCGCCATTAAAGGCGTTGAGTTATAGATTTGCACGACCAACTTCGGGATAAACGCCCTGCGAGTAACATAAGTCAACTCGTTGTACTGATTAGTACCCGAAGCCGGAAGAATGCCGCCACCAATAGGCATAATTTACCTCCGAAGTTTCAAAAAAAGCCCCTAAAACCTATTACAGTCCGATTGGTTTCGGATTCTTGCGCAACTCTGCAAGAGCCGAAGCAGCGGTCTCACGCGCTGCGCCAACTGGATTTTTCATAAAACCGCTTACGTCAAGGCGAGACATGACAGGCTGCGGATACCCAGGAGTGGGCACAGCGGCTTGTTTCATGTGACGCCAGTAGTCGGCAGCAGTCTCATGGTTTGCAATACCTTTTTCAGTCATCAACTTCTCAATCTCAAGAATTTCGTCATCAGATTGAACGTAGCCTTTGTCTTTCAAAGCACTGCGACGTTTGTTGAGTTCTTCACGCACGTCACGCTGGCGCAACTTTTGCTCTAGGTCTTGGACCCGTTGCTCTGCTGCGGAAGCACGACGATTAACTTGTTCTTCAATTTCAATCTCAGGAACAGGCAGATCAGGATGAACCTTCTTGGTTAGGCGCAGAAAATCTTTGCGAGTAGAAGGGTCCTCAGACAAACGCTTCGAGAGCGCTGCCAATTCCTCAATTGCTTCAGGAGAATAGTTTTCTAGACTCATGGTTTAGCCCCTTTCGTCAATCAATATACTTTTTTGGTATCGCCTGGCTTGCTCATAGTCATGCCATTGCGCTTACCAGTCTTGGATGCGTTATCAAGACCGCCCATTTGCGAAAAACGGGGGGTATTGACCACTTGACCATTGTTCTGCGAATTGTCGGTAGGACGACGAGGTTGCAGCGCACCTTTCGGTTTAAACAGTTCCATTTATTTCTCCTTACATGGGTAATGGGGGTGCGGACGATCCCGCGACAGGTGCCATCATCGCTGACCTTTGACCGGGCGTGGCACCACCCGCTTGCGGCAAAGTTTGAATCATCTGAAGAATCTCGGCGGGGATGAGTTGGCGAGTCTCAGACTCACGCTCACCAAAGCGGCGAGTGATCTCGGCAACGACCTTTTCAATGGTTTTGCCTTCAGGTGTAGTGGGATCGAATGCGCCCATTGACTGCTGTAGCATGTCAAGCGCCATCATAATGTTGAGTCTTGCCTTTTCCTGCTCACCCTTCTTCTCTTCGGGCGTTGACATAGGCGAAGCCATAGGTGCTGTGTTTTCAGCCTGGTCAAACGCAGGGGGCATGGGTGCATCAGCGGCAGGCGTTGCGCCTTGTCCCTGTTTAAGCATGTCCATCATTTCCTGCGGATTTACAGCCATGTACTTCTCCTATGGATACATTACGTTAGATACATTTTAACTATCATGTCAACTACAAAAAAGGGGCAAAATGCACTGCCCCTCTCGCTCATTTGCGCTTTTGCTCACGCATAGGAGCCTTTTTCATGGGTTTCATAGGTTGTTTCATAGGTGTTTTACCGTACATATCATCCTCTCGACGTTGATCTATAACCATTGTTACGTTGCATCGCACCTCGCGGCTGGCTTCTCACATACGACATGGAAGGAGGCGCTTTTTCCTGTCGAATGTCTCGTTCTTGCATGCGTGGCTGATCGCCTGATTTAACCATGCTTTGACTATTCATTGCTCCTGAAGACTCGTTCATTGCACTGCCCTCAATTGTGGTTGGGCAGGTTCGCCTGCCGAAGCGCCGGAAAGGTCCATATTTGGAGGGGTTTCCGGTGTTGCTGGCGCTTGAGGCATATTTGCGGACTGGGCTTGTTGCATTGCAGCCTGCTCCGCAGCCAAAGCGTCGGCGCGTTTAATGTCTTCAATCAAAGCCTCTTTCATCGGAGGCTCAATCAACTCAATGAGGCGTGCCTTACTGATAGCCTGGGCGTTGAATAGGCTAAATGCCAGGTCACGGGCGTCTTCCATAAAGATCGGGCTGTTAGAGTGAGCATCGACCTTGACGGTGAAATCAGTCGTAAACTGCGCCGCAATAAATTTGTTGCCATCCACGTCCACATAAGCAGTGTCGTCGTAAACCTGCATCATCTTCAGATACATGGTTGCGACTTTTTCCAGGCTGTCCTCAATAATCAGGGCGCGTTTCTTGGCTCGGCTAGAACCAAGGCGTGCCAATTGGCTTGCATGTCCAGCAGATCGAACGCCTGTTTCGCCACGACCTTGCAGCACGCTGACGATACCGCTTGCCTCGGCAAACATATTGTCAATCTCAGCAATTTCGCGGAACAGATCATTAGGCAGATCA